ACAGCCGTTTTCCTGTTGAGGTGTGTGCAGGTCGGAATTAATTTATCGGAGCTGCATCTTCTGACAATGGGAATGGTGACGGATATTCTCACAGAAAATGCAAATGATGGTGCGGAATACGATTTACAGCCTACACAAGACGATTTCGACCACATTTTTAATTGATAAAAGGAGGCAGAGATGGCATCAAGAAAAACGATAAAAGGCATATCAATCCAGCTTTCCGCTGATGCGACAGGGTTAACAAATGCTCTGCAAAGTATTAACAGAAAAATCGACAGCACATCGAGCAATCTCAAAGAAGTTAATAAGCTGCTGAAATTTGACGGAAGCAATACAGAATTAATCGCACAGAAACAGCGTTTGCTTGGTGAGCAGATTGACAATACAAAGAAAAAGTTAAAGGCTTTAACAGACCAGCAGGACAAACTCAACAGCGCCTTTGAAAACGGCGATATAACACAGGAGCAGTATGATACCTGGCAAAGAGAAATCATTGAGACGGAGCAGCAGCTGAAAAGCCTCGGAGACGAGCTTGACGATACAGAGGATTCATCTGACAGAGTTGGGCAGTCTTTTTCCGGATGGGGCGAGAAAATCGGAGCAGTTGCGACTTTGCTCAACGATGAAATTCTTCAACCATTAACGGATAAGCTAGTTGACATCGGCAAAGATTCATTTGGAGCATTTGCGAGCTTCGAACAGGGCATGGCAGAAGTTAAAGCCATAAGCGGCGCAACGACCGAGGAAATGGATGCACTCAACAAAAAGGCACTTGAAGTAGCGAGCACATCTGCATTTACTTCCGCGGAAATCGCTGACGGCTTCAAGTATATGGCGATGGCAGGATGGAAGCCACAACAGATGCTTGACGGTATCGAGGCGATTGAGGCGCTTGCTTCTGCAACAGGTTCAGACCTTGGAAGCACTTCTGACATCATCACAGATGCGCTCACAGCATTCGGATTGACCGCAGAGGATGCGGCACATTTCGCGGATGTTCTTGCGGTTGCGTCATCAAACGCGAACACTAACGTTGCGATGATGGGCGAAACGTTCAAGTATGTATCATCAGTTGCAGGTGCATACGGATATTCGATTGAGGATGTTGCAGAATCAATCGGAATCATTGCAAACAGCGGTATCAAAGCCTCACAGGCAGGTACAGCGCTCCGCTCAATTATGACACGTATTGCAACAGATGCAGGCGCTAGCAAGAACAAAATGGGAGCTGGCGAAATCATCGAGATGCTCACTGGCAAGCCTATTTTTGACGCACAAGGAAACATGCGTGATTGGGGCGACATCATTAACGATACGAGAGAGGCTTGGGCAGGTCTGACAGAAGAACAGCAGTCAAGCTATGCGAAGCAGATTGCTGCAAATACAGGTATTGCCGCTTGGCAGGCACTGATGAATGCATCAACAGAGGATACCGATAAGCTCTCAAATGCGATTGAGAACGCGGACGGAACAACACAGAAAATGAAAGAAACGATGCTTGACACATCGCAAGGCTCATTAACTATGCTTTCTGCCTCAATTGATACATTAAAGGTGACGATTGGCGAGGAGCTTGCTCCGAAAATTCAGACAGTCATTGATAAGATTCAGGAATTAGTTAATTGGGTCGGAACACTTGATGGCGACCAAATCACCCTTGCAACAAATATCGGTGTTGGAGTTGCCGCATTTGGTCTAGTCGCAGGCGCAATCAGCAAAGTCATTGCCTTTATTGCTTCGCTCCGTCTTGCATTAGGAACGGCAAGCGTTGCAGGCGCAACAGGTGCAGGAGCGGCGGCGGCGGCAACAGGTGCGGCAGGGACAGGCGGCTTGATTGGTACGCTCGGTGCAGTTGCGGTTGTTCTTTCAGGAGTTGCGTATATTGCAACACAGGTTGTTGCGCAGATTTCGATGATTTCTGAAAATATGGATTCCATTAAAATGAATTGGGAGAACGAAGGTGCGATTGGTTGGGAACAGGACTGGTACAACAGGCAGAAAATCACCGCAAAGAAAGGCTGGACTTCTGAACAGCTTGGCGAAGCATACGAGGCGGTCGGCGGTATTGATTTAAGCGCGGCAACAGGTTTGAAAGGCGGCTACAACAATTATTTGCAAGCATTCGGCACAAATGATGTATATAATTCAGCTGAAAAATCCGCACTTTGGACTAAGATGGTCAATTACCTCACAAACACCGGCGCTTACGCAATCAGTCCGGCAGATTCCGCAACGTGGAATACAGAAATGAAAACCGGCTATCCAACACAGGAACAGATGAAGAAGACTTATGAGCGCAATGTCGAGCGTGGCACGAATGTTACGATCAATTTTGATTCCAGCATCGTTGGCAGAGCGGTTGCAAGATACGGCGCTAATAACAGTTACAGAGCGAATATTCAGTAAAGGAGGGGGACATGTCAGTTGCAGAGAGAAAAACAGTAAGATTCGTGTATGTCATTTCTGACAGCGTCACGAAGGAGCTTCCTTTACCTAGCTCGATTTCCGGTCAGATTATCAATCGTGAATACGAATCGACCGGAATCACGCTTGACGGAAATGAGCATACGGACTATATGTTGAAGGGCATTCACGAGTACGATTTAACGTGGAATCTGTCAGCGTATTGGTTATCAATTATTGAATCAATGCACCACAACGGAATCGTGACAATGCGTGTGTATGACGAGTACTTCGGAACTTACAATTCATCTGATTCGACACGCTGGTATGAATCACAGTTTAAAGTCACAGATTTACAGAAACAGTTGCTTGCACAGCGCACGGCAGGACAGCCGACCACATATTCAACCGCCGTCAGCGGCTCATCAGTTTGGAGCGTATCATTGACATTGAAGGAGGTGGCACGCAACGATGGCTGATTTTACGATGTATGACAGGGAAAGAGAGTTTAAGTGGCAGATAGAATGTCAGTTAAGAGGCGGCACGAATGCGTATATTGATGCGGAGGACATTTATTCCGGCAGATTGACGAGACAGATTTCAAGCGGTGAAGGAATCGAGGTCGGCTCTTGTTATGTTTCAGAATTAGATTTGACCATTGTTGCCTCGGCACTTCCGTCAAACGTGGTTTCTGTAAAACCTTATTTTAGGCTACTTACATCGACAGAAATTGTTGACGATGTGGTGAGGAAGTATTACACACCATACAACCTTGGAGTATTCAAAATCGCCTCAACGAAGCGCAAGGAATATGGCAGAATTGATTTGGTCTGTTATGACAGAATGGCAGATTTAGACGCACTGATTGCACCGGCGGCTTATACGGAGCTGCTTGCGAGTGATTGGAAACCATTTTATCTGCTTGATTGGATTGCGACAAAGGTTGGTGTCACGTACACATTTACGCAAGCTGGAATTGAAGCAATGCCAAACGGAACATTATACTTTAAGCTAGCAGAGGAAACAAGCAACATCAAGACTTATCGTGATTTATTGCAGTATGTCTGTATGTTAATCGGAGCGTATAGCATATTTGACGAAGACGGACATCTGAACGTTAAGACATTCGCTGATGTGACATCGTATTCACTTCCGGCATCATTTAGGTTTTCAGAAAGCTTCGGAGATATACCGATAACATATAGCGGTGTAGAACTGACGGTCAAGAACGTAACAACAATGTTCGGGAATGCGAACAATACGGTTGTTAGGCTATCGGATAACCCATTTCTGTACAACTTATCAACGCTTAATCAAACAACCGATTATGCAACGTTTATAATGCAGTTCTTGCGCAACGTATATACAGAATTTCAAGGCTTATCGTATTATGCAGGGGAGTTCGAGATACCGCCTGATGCATCGTTAAATGTCGGCAGATTACTTGCGGTCACAGGCGGCGGCGCTTCGGACACGATTAACTGCTTCTTACAGAAAATCGATGTTAATTTCGATGGCAGAATGGCGCTATCGTGCGGCAATCCGAACACGTATGTTGCAAGAACGCAAAACCGCACAACATCGAGCATCACCAATCTCACCAACCGCATAGAAACGCTTGAAAGCTCGCAGGGAGATGGTGGCAATAAGATATATATATCAGAATTAGCCCCAACAGTAGAGGATAACGCTATCGGCAATGAGGGTGACTTATGGTATAAAGTCAAGCGCAGAGGGCATTTTGAAGGTGCAGTATTAAAGTGTATTAGAGCAGGAAAGATGACACATCCCGATATGGAGTTTACCGTTGGTCAGTATGTCAGGGTTAATTATGGCAATTATTACAACAATAATTCACCTTGCATTAAATATGTTGATGAATCGTGGGCAGGATACAACGGATTCGAATACATAAGTCTTTCTGCTAGCGGTATCACAAATGCTAATACTAATGGTAGTACTGCCGCACTATGGGGAAGTATGATTGACCGAGATGGCGCAGGTGGCTCTGTACTTTATGGAATGCAAACATTGAGGCTTTGGACTTGTAATTATGATGAAGAAAGAATGATTACGAGTAATGAAGTGGCTCGAGGCGGATTTGGAAGAACAGCAGTCGGCTATGATATTAGCTATCAAGGCAAAAACTATTACAGAACGTCAACTTTATCCATAGGCGGTATATTAACATCTGTTTATTATGATGCCGCCACAAGCGACGAGCATATGGTTGACCCCGCAGCAGTACAAGCGGTTTTTGACAGCTTTGCGCTCTTTGAAATAGTTGACTGGGGCGAAGGTACTAACTATAACTATGACGGAACAATCATAGAAAGAATGGTGCTAGAAAGATATGTCAAGTATGATGGTGTATGGGTTAAAGCTGATTATAAAGCAGGCAAGGGCATTGTAATAGCTGACGGAGAAATAAGAATTAATACAAGTACATCAGTTGATATTATACAGAACGTGACAAGCGGTACACAGCTAGCAACAATCAACGATAAACCTATATATGCACCTACTGTTAATGCAGTACAGACACTTACAAGCGGCACGGAAATAGCAACCATCAATGTTGGTGATACAAGCACAAAATTATATGCGCCTACAACCACAGTCACACAGACGCTTACAAGCGGTACAGAGATAGGTGAAGTCAATGGCACAAAGCTATATGCACCTAGTGGTGGAAGTGATGTTACAGTTACTCCGATTACAACAACAGGCACGAATATAGCT